GCAGACATTCTTCTCTTCCGTCTCGCTGCCTGCTGGATACCGGCCGGCATCAAAAGTTCATGATACGGTTTCTTGTTCCGTGAGCTTGACACCGTATACGGAGACAGCAGTCATCGACACGTCTGGCAGAGTGGGCCTCAGCATTTCTTCTTCTGGCGCACTTTACGAATACGGCGGCTTCGATGAGGCGTGTGCGAGATTCAAGATAGCGTGACAACATGCGATGGGGCGTTAAAACACGCCCCATCTCTTTCAGCGAGGTGATTACATGATTAAGGTCTTCGGTCCAGATGACAGGGACTTCACCAGCAACGGCGATGTGGTGATTCTCCCGACGAAGGCGAAGGTCACCAAGAAGGACAATGGCGACTATTATCTAGACCTGGAAGCGAGCACGAAGTATGCCGACTATCTTACGAGCGGGAGGATAATCGTAGCAGACACGCCGCAGGGGGCGCAGGCGTTCCGCATCTCGGGCGTGACCAAGAAGAGCACAAAGGTGTCGCTCAGGGCGTGGCACGTGTTCTACGATTCGAAGAATTATCTTATCGAGGATTCTTACGTCGTGGACATGACGGCAAACGCGGCGCTCGACCACCTGAACGAAGCCACGGAGCCGACTAGCGAGTTCACCACAGCGTCCGACGTTCAGACGGTCGATTCCTTCCGATGCGTGCGGAAGTCGCTGTATGAGGCAATCCAGACCGTCATCGAGCGCTGGGGCGGTCATCTTGTGCGCGACAACTTCCGCATCGAGCTGCGCCAGTCAATCGGCGCAGACAACGGCGTGACCGTCAGGTACCGCAAGAACTTGAAGGAGCTGACCTGCGAGGATGATTGGAGCGATGTCGTCACCAAGCTTCTGCCAGTGGGCGCGGACGGAATCCTTCTCAACGACCAAGACGCGGGAGCTTCGATATACGTCGAGAGCGAGCAGAAGTGGGACATACCGTACACCAAGACAGTCTCGTTCTCGCAATCTGACATCAAGAAGGAAGATTACGGCGATGATGAGGTCGCATATCGCAAGGCTCTGGTCGATGACCTGAGACGGCAGGCGCAGGATTACGTCAACGCCAACTGCATGCCGAAGGTCAACTACACGCTCAAGGCTGACATGGAGCGTGTGACCGACATCGGGGACACGGTGGAGGTTATAGATGAGCGACTTGGAGTGCACATCTTGACAAGCGTCATCGGGTTCACATACGACTGCATCCTCGGCAAGTACACGGAACTTGAGTTCGGGAACTTCCAGAGGACGCTGAGCGGGCTTGCGGGGTCGCTCCAATCGTCTGCGCAGAGCGCGGCGCAGAGCACAGTCAATAACGCGATTCAGGGCGTTGCGGACACTGTGACGCAGCGCATCACGCAGTCTACGGGCGCTTCCTATGTTGTCTACGACGGCTCGAAAATCATGGTGCTGGACTCGCTGCCGAAGGAGGATGCGCACAACGTCATCCTTATCAATGACAACGGCATCTCGTTCTCGCGCAACGGCATCGCCGGGACTTTCGAGAGCGCTTGGGGCATCGACGGCACGCTCAACATGCAGCACATCAACGTCATAAACTTCGTGGCCGACCTAATCAAGGGGGGCACTCTCCACCTCGGCGGGAACGACAACGCGAGTGGCGTGATGGAGGTGCGTTCGGCTGGCGGCTCGCTTCTTGGGCAGCTCGACAAGGACGGGCTGAGGATGTGGGCGAACGACGGCTCTCGAATCGAAATCAACGCTTCGCAGGGTCTGGTCGGGTATGACGCGCAGGGAAACCCTACGTTCTCCATCGACACCAAGAAGTCGAGCGTCGGCGTGAACTGTCTGCCAAACCAATCGGACGTTTTGCAGCTGGGCGATTCGGCATGGCTCACTGCTCAGGGCGCTTACCCGGTTGGGGCAATCTACCTGAGCGTGACCGATTCCAACCCCGCTGCGCTTTTCGGCGGGACGTGGGAGCGCATAGGCGGGCGCTTCCTGCTTGGAGCCGATACCACTTACGCGGCTGGGAGCACGGGCGGCGAAGCATCGCACACGCTGACGATTGACGAGATGCCAAGGCATAACCACGAGATTGATAACCTCGATGCGTCCGGCAACCAAACTCCGTTCATGACCGTTCAGGCGCAGGACAAGAAGGGATTCAGCGGCAACGTGCAGACTATGTACGCGGGCGGCGGCAAGGCTCACAACAATCTTCCGCCATATCTGGCAGTCTATATGTGGCAGAGAGTATCCTAGGAACCGCCTGACGTTTCCGCAGGTAGATGGCTTGCTGTCGCGCCCTCTAAGGCCCCGTTTTGGGTCGGAAGGTATAATTACACCTTGGTTTTCGCAGCAAAAAAGGGGAAACCGGAAGTTTTCCCCTATATGTTGTATATCCCATCCGCGATGCTACTGCATCTTGTGTTTCTGTAATCATGAAGGGGTGCATAATGTGCTCAAAATTGAAAGCAAGCTTTGACATTTTTAGAAAATTCTATTGCATTTTGAAAGTTCTTGCCTATAATTGAAATTGTCAGAGCACAAAAGTGCGCACACCGAACACATAAGGGGGTGAGGATATGTATAAGAATCTGAAGGCGGAAATAGCACGCGCTGGACTGACGAACTCGGAGATGGAGGACATAATCGGGGTCAAGTACGCCACGTTGTGGCGCTTGCTGAACGGCAAGCGTCAGTTCCGACTTGGCGAGATGATGGCAATCAAGTCAGAGCTTGAAGAGCGCAACGACGCAACCTACACGCTCGACTATCTTTTCGGGGACGGTGACGAGAATGGAGAGGGGGAACACGACCAAGGAGCACATGCAAGCTCTGTACGACTTGATTAACCGGCTCTTCGCGGGACAAGACGTGTCCTATTCCGAGGAAGAGCTGGAAGAGCTGAGAGAGAAAGGGGAACCGACATGGGTATGAGCATCTACGAAATCGACGATGCAATCACGTCTCTTGTAGACATGGAGACGGGCGAAATCGAGGACGAGAAGCGCTTCGACGAGTTGCAGATGGAGCGCTCAAAGAAGATTGAGAACACAGCCTGCTTCTACAAGAACCTAGTGGCCGAAGCAAAGGCGATGAAGGAAGAGGAAGCGAACCTCGCACAGCGCCGCAAGGCAGTGGAGAACAAGGCCAAGCGCATCAAGAACCTTCTGGTTTACGCGCTGAATGGCGAGAAGTTCGAATCTCCAAAGGTGCGTTGCAGCTACCGCAAGTCCAAGAGCGTTCAGGTAGATGATTCGTTCGTGGCATGGGCGCAGACACACGCCGACGATTTGCTGACCTATAAGGAGCCAACGCCGAACCGCACGGCAATCAAGGCGGCTCTGGAAGACGGGCGCGAAATCGAGCACGCCGAAATCGTCACCAACGAAAGCCTTCAGGTGAAGTAGCATGCGAGAGCTGAGGGCAGACGAAATCGAGGTGCGCGTCGCTCGCGTGACCAATGCGGGAGTCGAACTGCTTCTCTTCAAAGATGCCCGTTGCGATATGCGCATTCTTGACGAGACTTTCGGCATGACGGGTTGGCGCGACTCGTACCAGAGCATCAACGGAGAGCTTTTTTGCACCATCGAGGTATGGGACGAGCAGAAGCACCAGTGGATTGCCAAGCAGTCGAACGGCACGCCTTCCAACATGGAGGCAGAGAAGGGACGCGCGAGTGACGCATTCAAGCGAGCCGGGTTCATGCTCGGAATCGGGCGCGAGCTTTACACGGCACCTTTCATCTGGGTGCCTTCCGAGAAGTGCAACATCAAGCAAGGCAAGAATGGGCGCATGCAATGCTATGACAAATTCCGATGCGAGAAGGTGCGCATCGAGAGCGGCCAGATTACAGGGCTGAGCATCTACAACGATTCAAAGGGTTGCAGGGCTTTCATCTACGCGACGGACAAGAAATAGAGAGAGGAAAGATGAAAATGGAAAACACGGTAACAATCAGCACGGATGATTACACGGCAATTCTGGAGCTTGCATACAAGGCGGCAATTCTACAGGACGTGCTTTTCGCAAATGCGGCGCTCGGATACAAGGAAAAATCGCTTGTCTTTGGGGCAAACACCGACCTTGACACGGTAGCAAAGTACCTTTTCCCCGACAGGTACGCCGAAAAAATTGCTGAGCTGAAGGCAGCAAAGGAGGATGATGAGCAGTGAGCATCAATCATGTAGCAATCACTGGGAATCTCACGAGGGCG